GGAAGATGAGCTTTTATAGCACATATGAGGACATGGAAATTTCCTATAGTGATAAAAATCACCATATGGAAGTCCATGACTTTGCAACGTTCAAAGCGTGTCTTTATAAATACCTTAATCGTCAAGCCAGTCATGAGTACTGGAAAGAAACGAGGTATGTTGTGGACACGGCGTGGCCTACTCCAAGTTGGCATTATAAAAAGGATTATCTCCTTTGCCAACACCTGGATGAACACGTTCCGAAACCATCGGAATTTGGACTTTTCGCGCAGCTGCGCCTTAATTGCGCAGCTACTCATTACAATGTGTCTTCAGAAATTTTGAGACTAGCTTGCCACTTTGAAGAAGTTACGAAAGCTAGAGACGAAAATCTGTTGATGTATGAGAGGGCAGCTGTCAGTTGGATAATTCAACTGGCGATGGCTGGTCGTAGCGAATTGCCCCCCATTAAAGAGGTTAATTTTGAGGGGGTGTTGTTTAGTAGAGAAGAGCGGTCAATGATGGTTCCTTTAAAATCAAGACAGATAGTCGTACAGAGTTTATGGCGTCGTAGTCTGATGATAGAACTGAAATCGCGTTTGTTTTTGCTTCTTATGTTTGCTCATGCTGCTGAAGGGTACTCCGTTGAAGAAAGAGTTTCCTTTCTAGCGGATAAATGGAGAGAGTTTTTAAATCTGGCTTTAGTCTCAATTGTAAAAGTTTTGCAGCTTGTGGGAGCTACTATTAATTTAGGGCTTACCGCGGTTTTAAATTTTGACTTTGGAGATCATTGGATTTTAGAAACTGTTTTCTTGTCATCCTTAGTAATGTTTGGATTTTATTTAGCCGCTACTAGCTTTCTTTTCGTTAAAAGGAGGATGTCACGACAAGTGATCGTGAAGTCCGTAAAAACGCAGGAACGGAAAGAAGTTGAGCAGCCGGTATTGAGTGCGGAAGTGGTTCAGTTTTTGGAGCAGTTTGTTTTAGCCTTAAATTTGGCCAAACCGAACTCACGAGACATTTACGAGAATGAGATGGCAATGGCCGGATCCACTCTCGCTATGTCAAAACCAAAACCGTGTGGAGCGGTGTTACGCAAATGCGATGATGAGATAAGTTTGGTGGGAGTGTTTTTTCGATACCAAAACTATCTGTGCACCGCACGTCACGTAGCAACTGAAATAAACGAGCATGTTTATCCGGGTTTGTTGGTTGGAAGCAACGGAAAAGGTCCTAGCAAATTGGGCGCTTACTTAAATTTGTCGAATACTATATCAATTGATTCTTGGTTTTTCGATGAAAAGTATAACGCATGTGCTAGTGAAAATGTAGATCTTTTTATTCGTAAGCTTCCAATCGCTATGTGGGCTCAGTTGTCAGTTCAAGAAATTGTAGTTAGATTGCCATCTAAATACGGACAGAATGTAAGTTCTGTGGTATTCAGTGGTGAGTCAATTCCGTGTTTAATGACAGCTACTGGGTCCACTAAACGTGACTCGGGCACTATGGAGCTGTTTCATACAGCCACAACACACAAAGGTTCTTCGGGGGGCCCGTTAATGTCAGGCAGTTCAGTCGTAGGCATGCATTTGCGCAATGATAAATCGCAAAGCCACAATGTGGCGTTACGAATTGAAGTTGTGAAATACATGATCGACAGAGCAGAGTCTGTAAACGAGTCTAATCCAGTTGTTATGGAGAGAATTCGTCGTGATTTTAAATTACGAGGAAGGTCTCAACGTCTGTTCCAACTGGAATTTTCCGAAGAGTGGGGTTTTGAAGACGTTTATACGGGAGAGGTAACGTATGGTTTTCAGGACACTTCCATAGAAGAAATGATAGAAGGTTACCGTAATGGTAACCCGAAATTTGACTTTATGGAGGACATTATTGATGATGCCCATTTGTACCCCAAGAAATTGAGGAATATGTTGAATGCTCATTACGAAAATGAATGCGCGGAAATTAAACCGCTTGTTCATAAAGGGGTGAAAATAGCCCCTGATCCAGTCGACGGAGTTTTAAGATTCCGTCGTGAGAAACCGTCTCATTGTCCTGGAAAGCCGAAAGAAGTGCCAGAAGTGGTAGCTTATTTGGCTGACAGTGTTGTAAAGAAACAACTGGAGCAATTGAAATTTGAGGAAGGTAAGTATCTTTATCCCGAAGCTAACGCTGAAGTGGAAGAGTCTTCCTTACTTAAATATTTGAAATTAGCTCAAGATAGAGTAGAAAGTATCGAGAAAATGCCCACGTCGTCTGAAAGAAAACGATGCGTGAATTTGATGCTAACAGCCACTCCAATGAATAGGTTTTTGGTCGAGTCCGGATATAAATCGAAAGAAAGAATTATCGCGGTGATCAACTCGTCCGCAGTTAAACCAATGAAGAGTGCAGGGCATCCGTACGTAAACGACGGATTACCTACTAATGAGCAAGTTTTAGCTCATTACACTTCTGATGGTTTAGCTGATATTGTCTTGCGAGAGTGGAATACTCCTGTTACAACCAAAGCTATGGGAAAACAGGAACCCACACCCGTCAAGAAAATAAATGCAGGAATGCAGAGAATTGTAGCGGGATTTCCCGTGCATAACATGATAAAGAATAACTGTGTTTTTGACAGCTATTTGGACACTTGCGTTAAGCAAAGTGGCGTCTCGCCGATCGCGTATGGTTTTACGCCTTCACGTTCGGGGGACATTAAGCAATTTTCTGATACTTTCGGCAAGCGCAAAGTGTACAGTAGTGATAAACATAGCTGGGATTACAACTTCTTCGAGTACATTTATGAAATCAACAAAGAATACGTTAAGGAATTAGCGATTCAGGATGTTGACATGTCTGATGCAGAGTTCGCTGAATGGCGGATAGATGCTGATGATTGCGCTGATCAGGCTAAAGACGCAAGTTACCGATGTTCTTCAGGAGCTGTTTTGGCTCCTCAAAGACCGGGCATCCAGAAGAGTGGATGGTACATGACTATAGGTACCAACACTCCTGCGCAGTTAGCCGTTCACTATCTGACGTTAATCCGAATGGGTTTGTCTGATAGTGAGATATTAAGTCCAGATTACGCCATCCGAGCTGGTGGTGATGATGTTGTCCAAACCTTTCCGGATGGGTTTGACACTGAACGCTATTTGTTGGAAATGAGAGCATTAGGAATTGATGCCGGAGAGTTTGAAGTAACTGATACCTTTGATGGTTGTGAATTCTTTTCAAATCGGTTTTATTTCCGTGATGGAGTGTGGCAATTTGTCCCGCAACGCTTTACCAAGCATGTTGTTTCTTTAACAACTACTAAAGTAGAACATTTAAGTGGGGCTTTGATTAGCCACATGTCCAATCATTTTTGGGATCAGTCAAAATATAATTTCTTTAGTACTATGTACAAACGATTTAATAAGACTCATCCAAATTTATTTCCACTATCACAGATAGTTTCAATCAGAGCTTTGCAATTTAAAGCTCTGGGGAACGAATAGTTTTGTCCGTCCGGTAGGACGTTAAATATACGCTGCGTGTTTTATATTGCATTTATTTTATTTATATTTATATTATGGTGGGAGGTTGGGAAAATGAAGAGTAAAGATGACTTGCCTGAGTATACTGCCCCGATACTTACGGGATCTTGGAATCCACTTGAAGCTGTTGCTATGGGTGAATATACAGGTGCTAATTGGTCGGACGGCAAACGCCAAGGATCTGTTGCGAAAGGAAAACTTGCTCCTACGTCGCAGCTTGACATATTATCACAAAGTCACGATAGCTCTTATGCTACTTGTGACAGTCTTGATTGTCTTACCACTGCTGACGAGGTTTACATGTATTCTTCACGCGACATGTCATTTATACCGCGGACTATAGGTAAATTGCCCTACTATGGAAACATGGTAGGGCGAGCCATTGCAAAATTCAATGGCGGAACCTACCACGGAAGTGAATCTCTTGGGGGTAAAATGAACGA